ATGCCATCTTCTGCGCCAAGCATTTTTGGCAGCGTCGCAATCGAGCCATTCAAAAACACATCTGCGGCGCCGTGGCCCATCGAGTTGTTAAACCTGTCGACCACCGTGCTGGAGCCATCGTAATTTTCCATGAACATGCCAGTGTACATGTCCCAGCCCGGCAACGATTCCGCCCCGAACAAACTCGCCTGCATACCAGCCTGCCACATACCAGCCTTGGCAGACTTCGTTTCCACCATGCCAATGATACGCTGCCAGTAGTTCCACATGTAGGTTGTAAACAACCCGAGCGGCATACCAGCCGCGCCCGAGAAAATCGCAGGACGGTTGCCCGGTCGGAAATCCGCAATAGTGTTGTTCGCCTGTTGGTGTGCAAACAGCATGGCTGCATTGTCTTGCAGGCCCAGGCCATCACGACCAATCTTGTAGAACGTGGAGAATGCAATCGTGCGGGATTCCCGTTCCGTCCAGTCGGTCCACATGGAAGCCTTGTTCGAGAAATCACGCAGCTTGCCAACCAGAAACGATTCACCCGTACGTGCCCAGATTTCCGTTTGTTCGTAAGCAGCTTGGTCCAGGAAGCCACGCGAGCGGGCGCGGGCCATGACCTCTTGGCCTTCCTTCGTATTCCGGAATGCAATCCCTGTGATGCTTGCCTTAACCGGCGAGAAGAAAGCTTTGCCTTTCGGTGTCACCGTCCCATACACGCCGATGCGAGTCAGATGCGCGGCATCGGTTTCCCCAGGCCGTTTGGCAATCGCTGCAACAACCGGTGGCAACGTGGCCCCGAGCGACATTAAGTTGACCACGCCCATGCCGATATCAAACGCGCGCAAGGAAAGCGTGGCCGTGACTTCGTTCAACAGCGCAGCATGTTTCCGCAACGTCGGTGCTGCGCCCGTCTGATTTGTGCGCACCAGATAATCTTCAACCGAAGCAAACGGTTTGAACGTGCCAAGCAATTCCTTTTCCAGTTTGCTGTAATTCGTCGTGGCACGCCGGTTATCACGGGATGTGAAATCACCAATCTCACGCGCAGCCAATTTGCTGTCGTGCATGGCCTGCACAAATCTGTCGTACACCTGTTCCGTGGTGGTCAGGATTTTGCCAACCGCTGTATTCTGGTCTACGTTCTGCGTGCCAGACAACGTGTTGATAAGCTCGTCGTAAGCCGTGCGCGTGGCGTTGTCAATCCCGGACGAGTTCTTCATCATTTTCAGATACTGGATTTCCGGGTCCAGCATTTGCATTCGCATCGACCGGCCAATATCCGAGTACCCACGCAGAATGCTTTCCAGCATTTTGTTGAACTCGTTTGCGCCCGTGCGAATCGTGCCGCCAAATGACGTGCCTTTCGCCTGTCCGGTTTGCCGGGTCGGCCGCGAGTAATCCGTCATGCCGAAAAACGCTTCTGCTTTCGAGCCCTTGTACCGTTCCACGTCCGCCTCGGTCAAAGAAACCAGCTTGCCATTCGAGGCTTCGATTTCTTTTTTAACCAAGGATGCCAATTCACCTTTGGTGTCGGCACCAATCACGGTCACCGGGTTGCCGGCATGGTCGAACAGATACTCTCGATACGTGCGTGAGAAATCGATTGGCGGCAAATGGAATTCTTTTCGCGGTGGCGGCTTCATACCAATCGAACGATTCTTTGCAGCTTCCTCACGCCACAATTGCTGGGAAAGCCGGTTCATTTCAACCGCACCATCCAGCGCCTGCTGCGTCAGCACCACCGGTGTCCGCTGTCCGGTGCGCGGATCAATCAATGGCAGAAAGACCTGTTCGCCAACCGGCATCTCCTCACCCGGAAACATGCGCTTCCAGATTTCCTTGTTCCGGGCAGACTTGCCGTTCAAAACAACATTGTAAACCGGCTGCTTGGTGTTGACGTTACTGGCGATGGGAACGAATGCATCACGCGTGATATCCCAGCCAGCGCCCAGCGCATGACGGAATGTGAAGAACGAGTCCTGATGCGCCTCGTTGCCATTCGCGACAAGCTTGTTGAACACTTGCTGAATCGACATATTCGGATTGTTCCGGCTTTTCGTTTTCAGCATCTTTTCGATTTCTTTGTCCGTGCGCTTTTCGGACACGTCTGCAATCAGCCTTGCCGCCTGGAATGCTGGGTCGTCACGAAACCGGAATGCCTGTTGTGCGATGTTCCGTTCGAACGCGCCGAACCCTGAAATGCCATGCACCGTGTTCTGCAGATTCTTTTGAAAATTCGCAACCACGTCTTTCAGGCCGTCCAGTTCCTCCATGACGTTTTTCACAATCAAAGTGCCATTTGCCCGGCGAAGCACCCCGGCCTGCTGTGCACGCATGGTTGCCACTGCGGTCCGCAAATCCTCCGACGAGAGTGCCGCGCGGTTCTCCGTGTTGCGCATGACGGCCAGCACCGGTTTGCGGTCGCGGTGCAAGTTTAGCATCGAGCCTTCATACCGCATGCCAGCGAGCGCCTCGGCTTCCGGAATATCTGAGAAAACCTTGATTGCGGATTCCAGGCCCTGCAGGTTTTTGACCACCGGCTTCAGCTTCATCGTCACATTTTCATTCGCAACACGCAACGATTCGAAGAAATGTACCAATGGCAAATCCGTGTTCGGCAGATTCAATGCACGAGCCACGTTGTTCAAATCGCCATAGATGTGCGTGCCACTGGTATCTTTCGTAGCCTGATTCCGCAAACCCTGAAACGCTTCAAACTTGGATTCAAGGCTCGCAAAGCGCAGCTCATCGATGTGCGTCACGCCGTTGATTTTCTTCAGCGCCTCACCTTGCGTGCGTTCCACAATGTTGGTGAGATAATCCAGCTGCGTGAAATGCGCGCCAGCCTTCACTTCCACGCCAGCCCAGGTTTCGATATTCAGTCGTTCTGCAGATGATTGCAAAGCGTCAAAGCCAGCCGTGCGCTGGAGATGTGTCAAACCTTTCCACACTTGCGGGGTCATCTGTTCGACCGACGACAGAATGTTTCCCGCGTCGTCAAGGTCAAATGACACGTTCTTTTTCATCGGGCCAAAAGTCATGGACCCGTCGAAGCTGGCAAGCAGCATCTTGCCGTCAACTTCCACGCCCGTGCCAACCTTGGCAAAGTTAATCACGTCGCGATTGCCATCCTGAAACATGGTTGCGCGACGGCTCATCGCGGTCTGCGTGCCATCGATTTCGATAACCGTGCCCGTGGTCGACAGAACATCGTCGTATTCTGCCTGCCACTTGGTCAGCTTGTTCCGCATTTTACGGAGCTTTTTCTGTTGCGCGGTCGACGGGTTTTTCAGCCCGGTGAGAAAATCAATCTCGGCCTGGCCTTCCTTGAAGGAAACTTGCAGCTTGGCAACCTTGGTTTCAAACCGTTCCTTGAATCCAACGTTGGCATCCTGGTCAAAGATTTCCAGCGAACGCAGGCCGAATGCCATGTTCGGATCTTGGTCGTATGCAGCCTGCATGGTTTTCAGGAATGGCGAGAACTTGGCTTCGCCGGCTTTAAACGCGAACGAACGCGTCACACCTTCGATGGGCGAATCTTGGAATGCAAACCGTGAAAGCTCGGCCAGCCGGGTTTGGATGCCAGTGATTTCCTCGCGGGCTGCCGTGATGGCCTCGCCTTCCGCCGCCGCAGTCGCAATTGTGAGCCGGCTTTTCGCCTCGTCCAAAAGTACGGAATGGACAGCGATGGCAGCGCCACGCATACCCACGATATTGGATGGCGACATCTGGGCCACGAGATCGGCCTTGGTGCCAGCCGCCGTTCGCCCCGCCGCGTACGCCTCTCGAACCCCGGTTTTCATAACCTGTTTGGCAATTAGTCCTGCACCTGCTGCCACCACAGCGTTAGTGCCGGCAAACCAGCCGAGGTTGTCCACCAGTGACATTTCATCCGGGAACAGGAAATCCGAGCTGTTCATTGATAGCGCGATTGCAGCATCGGCTGCCACGCCTTCGATAACGGTATCTGCCACTGACCTGCCAATTGCCTTGCGGCGGGCCGTTGTGAAACCCAGGCTCGGGTTGTCCAGATTTTTGATGCGCGTCTGGCCGAGCATTTTCGCCCGGTCGAAGTTCGCTTTGAACAGCGCCTGATTGCTTTGCCCGGTGGAGAAAAACCGGGATGCCTTATTGCCGAAAATCTTGGTGGCATTCTTTTCGAGAAAACCGCCCACGCGAACCGCCTTGCTGGCAAGCATCGCTGGAATCAACAAGCCACCAATGTCGCCTACCATCTGCGTGGTTTCACGCGTGCGCGAGAACGATTCGCCGAAAGCCCCTGTATATTTGTTCAGGAAGTTTTCCATCGAGTCATCGCCGAGTGCGCCAAAGCTTGTCAAAAACGTGTCTGCAATTGACAGCACAGTCGCCGGGGCAAACGCAAACATATCTGTGGCACGGTCGATTGAGCCCACAGCGTCCAGCGTTTCTTTCTGTGCCAATCGCATCTGTGTAGTGGCAGATGTTGGCAGCATCAAATCAGTTCCGGCCGAGATGACCGGGTTGGTATTTCGCAGAGGAATTGCCATGTTATCGTTGACCTTTGTGGCTATGACGTTTAGTAGCTGATGCTATTAATCGTGGAATTGAAGTCCGCCTTTTCCTGCGTCTCGTTACCATTGCCGCGGGTGGCATCCTGCATACGCGTCAACGAATAGTTTTCCGCATACTGTTCATTCTGATTGTTGAACAACAGTTTATTGTACGCCGCGATGATGTGACCGTTCTCACCGGTTGGCGTCATGAGTTTGCGTGCAGAGATCTTTGAAGCCTCTCGCAGCTTTTCCATGTACTCGGAAACATTCACGCCCTGCTTCTGCAGCGCCGTTACAATCTGGCGTTCATCCAAGATGTTGTCGGTGAAGAACCGGCCCTGTGAGATTTCACGCGCCGTATCTTTCAGCCCCATCGCTGCCAGCGTTTGCACGTGCGCATCCGTGACCACCCCGGCCACAATGCCAGCTGCCATCTCAGCTTGAATGTCTGGCGATGTCGCGTTCATGGCAGCCAATTCCGCCGGCGTGTAATCCTTGGCACTGAGCGCCGCCATCAGATCCTTGGTGTTTTCCGCCGAACTTTCCATTGTTGTGGCCGCCATCGAGCCGCGCAGTGCAGCTGTGGCGCCATCATACAACGGATTGTTCGTGGGCTCATCGACTACCGCGACCGTGGCTGCGATTGGCACGCTTTTTTCAATCGAGGAAATTAACCCGCGTTCGATGTATTCTTGCATACCCGGACGATTGGCGGCACCCGTGCCTTCCAGTCGACGTGCCAGCATTGATTCACGTGTTTTATTAATCAGCTCGATTGACTCACCCAGCATTTGGTTTGAGGAATCCGCCGGCAGTTTGCCACCCTTGGCCGCCTTGTACTTTTGCTGGATGATTTCCAACCCAGTCCGCGTTTCCGGATCGATATCCTGTCGATTGAGAATGGCGTTCATCCGATCTTGCACTGTGGCATCACGTGACAACTCAGAATCAACACCGAGCATACGTTCGACTTGGCTTACGTTTGTGATGATGGCAGACTCGCCCACAATCCCGCCAGCCTGGACCAGTGCATTGTTGACCTGCACGTCCTTCTGGAGTTTCATGTGTGCAGCGACCTTGCTAGCCGGCACCTTAATCTCAATGCCATCCTTGTTTTTAAAGATTGCCAAACCAGTGCCTTCGCCGGCCTTGAGCGCGGCTTCTTGCATTTGGATTGTAGAGCTTTCCAATACCAAATCACCTGCCTGCGCCGCATGTGCCGCCGCATTCATCTGTGCCCGATTGCGATCTTCCGCATTCTTTTCTTTTTGCAGCTTACGCTGTTCAAGCGTTTGTTCTGCAGCAAATGGCGTCATCCCGCTTTTGCCTTCTGCACCAGCCGCTTTAACCTGCGCGTCCGTCATCGTGTCAGCGGCTTCCGCACGCGCGGTTGCAGCTTCTGCCATACGCTGTGCATTCCAAGCCATGCCTTCCAGTGACCGACGGCGCAATTCATCTTTTATGAATTGCGGGGGCAAGCCTTTGGTCTGATTTGGGTCTCGCAAAGCGTCATCGCTAAGGCTCGTAATTTTCGCTTCTTGGAGCTGGTAATTTTGAAGGACCGCTGCGTTCTTTTGCGATTGTAAGCTAAGCGCTTTGGAAGCACGAACCTGTGTTTCTTCTTTATACCGCTGCTCCGAAATGACTCCATTTTTGGCAAGCAATCCAAGCTGCTCATCGGTGGATTGCGCAATGGAATACTCCTTGATTTCTTCCGAATCCAAGCGGAGTGATTTCAGAATCCCCATCTGTGCGGCCAGGCCCTCAACGTCGCCGGTTTCCAGCAACAGTTTGGCATCAGCCGCAGCAGCCTTGGCATTGATCTCGTCGCTCTTGGCTTTCAGCCCCTGCGCAGCAAGTTCATTACGGGTCATGGAAGTCTGCAACGCAGCTTCTTCAATCGCCGTATCTTTCATCAGCAACTTGGTGGAATAGTTTTTAATTCCAAAACCGGTTGCCAGGCCATCCACGGCGCGCAGCATCCACGAGTCCTGAATCTCGTTTACCCGAGACAGGTTGGCATCCATCTGGTCAAGATGCACGGTAGCGGATTCCGCCGTGTTCTTGGCAACCTCTTGCGCACCCTTTGCCAATTTGACCTTCTCGGCCGCCAGCCGCATGACTTCGCTGTCACGTGCCGAGCGTGCCGCGTTGGCTTCTTCCTGCTCTTTCAGCAGAGTTTTGCCAGCAGCCTGAAGATCGTTCAGGGCGGTTAAATCGAAAGAAAAATCAGCCATGTTTGCTTACCGCTTAATTCGACATGAACGGTTCGAGAGATTTACCGATACGGCCAATCAGACCGCTGCCATCATCCACCGTGCCAGAACCTTTGGTGAGGGCCTTAATCAGTTCTTTCACCGTTTCCTCGGCCGTCACATTTGTGGTGCTGGAACCCGTCTCACTGGCATTCGTGGTGGCCGTGGCACCCTTCAACACGTTGACAAGCTGAGAAATCGCGGCCGTGCTTGTGGCCTCGCCAGCGATCCCCGATTGCAAGGCGTCGATGGCAGCCTGGAATTCCGTAGTTGCCACTCCGCGATTCTGCTGAGCAAACGCAGCCGATGCCGCAGCCAACTGCGATTCCAGCGCCGCCTGTGCCTCAGCCGTGCCGCCCGTAACAAACGTGTTTGCTTTCGAGCCGCCAGCAGCCTGTGCCAAGTCAGCTTGCAAACGATCAACTTCGCGGGTACCGGCCCGCCGCGCCTCACCGATGATGGCATCTGTCTGCGCATTCAGCGCGTTTTCGGCCCCCTCGGCGCGGGAAACCAGAAACGATCCCAGCTCTTTCAGCTGATCTTCTGGCGTCATCTTTGTGCCATCGCCCTTCTCCTGCACCATGCCGAGAAGGAAATCGTTCAACGTATTCTGCACATCGTCACGAAGAAGTTTCGTGGTGCTGTCAGCCTTGGTCAACGAATCAGTTTTCTGCGTTGACTTGGCCGTGGTTGTGCTGTCACGATTCTGCGTCGTTTCATTTTGTGTTTTGGATTTGGTTTTCCCCGACCCAAAAAGCGAATCAAACAAACCCATTATTGCTTCTCCTGCGGCAACGATTTAACGATTTCCAGCAGCCCCTGGCACTGGAGTTTCATGGTCCGGAATTTGGTGTAGTTCACGGTGATGGTACGTCCGACGTCAGCGAGTCCAATTCCGGGAGCGGCATCAGCAACTCGGCCGGAATCGAAGGGTATTTGCAAACCACTTCTTGCCGCTTCGTGCAACCACACAAAACCGTTATTAATAACGCAGCGATCCGCAGCTTCTTGTGGAACATACACCGGTACCTTTTTGATGATGTTTTTACCTTGCTTTTCCACGACCTGGATTTGCGGCACAATCGTGTACTTCACATGCTCAACAATTTTTTCAACACGCATGAACTCAACGCGTTCGGTGAGCTTACGAACTTTTTCCTGCGTGTCCCAGTTATTCTGTACGTGACTCATACCTTTGACATAGCAAAAGCCTGACCACGAAACGATGACAAGCATAATTCCCACTGGCTTCACCCACGCCGGTAAAGCCAATGAAAATAGACTTGTTGCCAACTTACTTATTGGCACTGTGCGAAGCATGCAGTTTTTCTGCCGCCTCCGCAATTCGACTGAGCGCCGGTGACAGCTCTTCCAACGTCTTGTCAAAATGGCTCACAGTTTCCCGTAGGTCGGCCGTGGCTTGAATGTTTTGATTCACAGCTTTTATCGCCCTGCTGCAAGGCCGCAGCCCATCCAGCCAAACAAGAAATTTCCCTGTCTTTGTCAACAATTCCGATTTGGTTTCGTCAGTCACGGTTTCTTCTCCACGATAATGGCGAGTTTTTCAAAGGCACTTTTCATCTCGATTTTGGCTTGCGTGTCAGCAAGAAATGCGTTCATGATTGTGGTTTGCAAATCGACAACGCGCTTAAAAAGATACGAGGCCACCACCCAACCCAGGCCCAGCGGGCCGTAGACCGTAAACAGCTTTTCCATCATTCCCACTTCTTCCATTTCAAACTCCTAAGCTTATTGTTTTTCATTAAGAATGCGAGGTCGGGAGTTCAAAATGTGGACCGTCGAGAAAGGGCTTTTCTTTCTTTGCCCGTTTGCGTTCGATGTAATTCAGCTGGGCGGCCTGGAGATTGTCAACCTCGTTCAACACAAACCAGCCATTCCCCCAACGAATTGGAATCATGCAATCCAGTGCTGCCAGCCGCATCGCCTCGGCAATTGTAAAGTAGTCCTGCATGTGCCACGAAACATCCCCGTCATCCTCGATGGCAACCAAGTCAACGGCGCGTGAAAGCCCGTCCGTGGGATGCGCCATGTGCCGCGAATTCATGGTCTTACTCGCACCTCGGGCGACAAGCTCCTTCTGCCGTTCAACAGTTCGCACGCCCTCAGTAATTTGAAAACTCAGGCGATGCACATGGTGGGAGTCCGTCATAATCTGATGGGCTCTCAAAACCACCACCTGCAGATCCTTGTGAACCGTGTCCAATCGACGAAGCGACGGTGCGGTCAGATGGAATTTGCTTGTCATTTAACGCCTCGATAAAGTCAGGATTGTTTCTCAAAACATGAATCAACTTTTGCCCTGTTTCGGCAATAGCATTTTTTGTAGCAACAACGTTATCAACGACAAAGCGGGTGTTGTTCAACCGCTGGATTTCGAAATGTTTGGCAGCCGCCCGCCCGCACTGCTCAACAATCCGCGCCTCACCCTTTTCATTTTTCTCCTCCCAGCGCCACCAGTCCGGGCAGCCGGTTTCATCATCCGTGCCCGGGCAGCGTTTGCAGTTGAACGCGTTTTTGTAGTTCTGCTTGCGGATTACACGCTCCATGCTGACCGGCTCAGAACGAGAACTTTAACGAAGTTGGGTCGCCAGCCACCACCAGAAGAAACGTTTGTCGTGCTTGGGCCACCAGTGTTTCCGGCATTGCCAGTAAACGTGTAACCTTGCGGATTGTCGGCCCAATAATAACCGTTTGAACCAAGCGCACCAGAACCCTGCGCCCACGTCTGCGTGTCTACGACAGAACCCGTTGGCGTAAACCCGTGCGAGTGCGAATCAGCGGTAAGCCCCGTGATCGTCCAGCCACCACCCGTATTGGCACCCTGTGCCTGAGTAGTTTCAACAATCGGCACACGGTCATCGAAGCTGGTATCCAGCGTCCAGCCTGTGGGAATGGTTGCCTGATAAAACGACAACAGCACCGGCTCGGTGTTCCGAGCAAACCGGCCGAGTTCTAGGTTTGTAATTTTACCTTCTGCAATCGTCAGATCACCATCAACCGCAGCAACCGCCGCAATCCGCGCAGCCGTCTCAGCAGCGATAGCCGCCGCGTTGACCACATTGGCAGCTGTTGCAGCATCAAGTTGCAGCACCTGCGCAATCGTCATTCGCCCGTTTTGCGAACCGGTGGCATTTTGAATGTTGGACGCGTCGGCACGCCCCAACTCAAATCCGCCCTCCGTAACCCCGTCATGTACATGAACTGAGTTGTTCGTCAGGTTGACAATCATCTCACCGACGAGGCCAACCAATGTGGCCATGACCGTGCGCGAAACACGGTAGCGTTGTACTCGTTTAGCCATTAGTGCAAATGCCCCGCGTTTGCGATGTTTGCCCGGAGAACCTTCAAATGAAAGGTCTCACCAATATTGTTTGTGGAAATCTCAACGAATAGATACATGCCGGAAACAACTTCCGCGACATGCTTGTTCCGGCCGTTTTGCGAAATCAGGGCCGGAACTTTGGCCTGTGTAAAGTTGTTTGCAATCCAGGTGCGGTAGCCGTCAAGCGTTCCGATAAGCCGGACAGAATATTCTGTATTGTTCCCGGAACTTTCGCCCCAATCTTCCACACCTGTCATTGTCAACCAATCTTCAATCACTTCCGTGTCGACATAATCCTCAATGTAATCTTCAAACTCATCCTGGAACCCGGATTCCAACATCGAAATAATGAGCTCTTGAAACTGAGAAATTTGATCGATCTTGTCGGCCTGGCCTTTGATGGGCCCGATAAGAATCGTGGCCTCAAGTGGCAACTCCGTTTGGGTGAGCGGCAGCACAATCAAATCGATGATGGCTGCCTGAATCACAAGGGCATCCGCGAAGATAAGTGGTGTGCCAGACAAGTCCATAAGTTCTTCTGGCATCACTGATGGCACTGGCGAAATGCCTTCCGCAAACTCGAACGCGCCATCGTAAACGCCAGGTGCAGTAATCCGGCTCAAGTCGTTCGCGGTTACAATCACCTGGTCATTGAAAATGCTGGTCCCGGTTGCCATGAGCTGCGCGAGGATATCGGCAGGCTCTTTGTAATCAATACCAAAAAACGGCAGCACGGGATAGGCACGGTCCGAGTCTGTAAAACTGAACCGCCAGATTGTGCCATTCGTGTCGCACATGCCGAAATGCATCCCCTGGAACGGCCCGGCATTCAACGCAACCTGGCCGAACCCGGTATGCGATTTGTTAAAGCTGCCCCATTCGCCAGCCGTTTCGTAGTACACCAAGGCGTAGGCGTAAAGGTGCTCACGCGAGTCCGGCGAAATCGAAAGCGTGAACCAGCCGCTGTCATCGTTGTAATGCACGCGCGTGGTAAACTCACCTTCACGGTGGTCAATCGCGGGCAGAATATTCCGATGCAAACCTTCGCTGGTAAGCTGCTCCCACACGACCGGTTTCTCATCACCAAACGTGGTGTAGAAACCCCGATGCGAAAGGTACACATGCTGGTCGCGTTGCTGGCCACCGATACGCGTAATCACCCACGGATTCAGCGGATTTTCAGACCGCGTTAGCACCCGGAAACGAAACGGGTTGGCAGCCTGCACATTCTCAAACTTGCAAACCCCCTGATTCGTGTATGCAATAAACCCATCGGCATACGGCAACGGAAGAAATGGGGTCAGCTTGCCAGCGATAATTGACAACGCCTGTGCACCAGCGCCCGTAGCAGTTGACGGCGCGAATCCCGCATTGCTTCCATCATCAATTTCGGACCAACTAGCTCGTGCAACGCTCCCGTCGCTTTCGGACCCCAATAAAACAAGCCGTCCGTATGCCTCACAGCATCCGTATACAACAGGCGGAATGTTGGCTCCAGAGACAACTGTCCACAATCCAGTGAGAGGATTTCGTGACAGCAGTCCAACTTCCTTGTTTGCAAAATATTGCACCCCGCCGACCGAGGCTGTCGACCACGGCCAGAACTCTACCCGAACATTGTGTGTGTAGATCGGATAAAGCTGCCGCGTTTCCACGTCGTAAACGGCAAGGCAATCCTCAAGGCAATAAAACACCTGGCGGGAATTAATGCATTCCAGGGTTTGAAAGCCGCGAATTTCTTCTATTCCCTGATAGTCAATCCAGGTGCGGCCGAAAATGCTAACCGGACCATCCAGGTCCACAATGAAGTTTTTCCCGTCGACAACATAAGGTTCTGCCATCCGCTTACGGTCAAGCGGAAGCAGAAGTCCCTTAAACTGTTTGTATTCAACCGCGTCGACAGGCATGTGAATTACTCGGTTTAGTTCATGTACAAACGGTATTGCACAACGCGGCTCTGGCCGGATACCAACAGCAGAGGGGAAACCAGCGGCCCGGAGATGGAATACAAAATGCCTGCCGTGCCCGATGCCTGGTCGGTCAAAAACAATCTGCTAAACGCCCGTGAGAAGTTGGCACCAGACGCCGTGAACGTGACCCCGGCAGACGTGATGCATTTGTGGCCGTTGATCGTGGCGACCGTGGGCCAGCCCGTGGTGTTCCTGGCAACTGACTTTCGCGAGTAAGTGCCAGCGGACGTGGGTTCCGTGGTAATCGCGGACAGCGTCAGAGTTTCCGTCGGCGTTTCATCCAGCATCCCAATGAAAAAGTTGGCGCCGCCGGCAACCGCAGAAACGTTCTGCATGATCATTTTCAAAAACTCTTCTTCCCCGGTATCTGTCACCAGATTGGGGAGGATGAGCGGGGCCACGTCTTTCGCCGGGTCCCAAATCAGATATTCACCGCGCATGGCAAAGCTCCTTAAACCGGGGTAATTTCGGTCCAGTCAAACGAAACAGAAAGCTGCCATGTGCCGGCCGCATCCATCGCAACTGGATTACGAATGCCAATCAACTGGCCAGCGCGCAGAATCAGCGGATGACATTCATGTACAGAGAACTCCCACAGCTGTTCAAAAAACGCACCAGCTGCGCCAACATGTGAAAGTGTCATTGTGCGGAACGGGTCAGTTTCAAAAGTAATACCAGTCACCGTAAGCGCAGCCGTGGTCGCGATTCGCATGTCACCACCGATGCCAGGTGCAAACCCCGTATCTGCAAGGATGGTATCTTTCTGTGCGTTCGCGGCAACAGCGGCGAGCGCGGCACCACCAGACGCGGCTGCGCCGGCACCACGAAACAAAGCAAGGCGGCGACCGGCAGTAACCGGCGTGGTAAATGCCACAAGCGTGGTAAACTGCAAACGCAGCCGTTCGATGATGGCGATTCTGGCTCCTGCCGAAGGATTGTAACGGGCAACAAACACGGAACTGTTGGCAGCTAACGCCGCCGCAATAGTTCCAGTTACACCACTGACGCCGTAGCCGTCACCGCGAGGCAATACAACCGTGTGCGCTTTCTTTTGTTCAATCGATTGATCAAGACTGTTGCTGCTATGACGCAAACTTGCCATGCCAAATGCTCCTAAGAATACTGGTAATTAATTTTACGGCGCCCGGAAACAGGCCCCGGAATCGCCCGAACATAAAGCGTGAACTGGCCTGTGCCAGCGACTGCCGCCATCAACAGCGAATCCATTTCCGCTTCATCTTCATCATTTGTAGACGAGGCTTCTGCGGACGGAACAACGATGATGTTGTGTGTTGCCACAATGGCCGCGTCGATTACGGTGATAACAAAGTCGTCATTCGGATCGGCACCAAGATCGATTTCAGCTTCTGTAACCGACAGTGCGCCATTCGTACCGTTGGTGCCAGCCGCCCCTGTGTTGCCAACACCGACTTCAACCCCGCTGGCATTCAGCACTCGGAAGCCGGCCCCGTCGACGTACTCAACCTTGAAGCCAACTGCCAGCGAGCCGCGCCACAGGATGCGTTCTGTGCCCGAAACATCGAGCTTAATCGTGACCGTGGCAGCCGCCGTGTCAGCATTATACACACTGACGTAATCAATCAGCCGTTGCGTGGAAGCCCCAGGCGCTGGCACCAGATTTACATCAGAGGTATTATTCGTGTTTATCGGCGTGTTGCCAGGGACGTAGGTGGTCGTGGTCACATCACGCCAAGACGAAAAGCACTGAAGCTGGTTCGTGGCAACAGTTCCACCAAGCACAGCTTGCAACGTTTCTGACGTGGCTTGCAAAACAATCATGCGCCGAGGGTCCGTGCCAGAACCTGTGCCTGCGACAAACCACCGCCACCACCCGAAGGTGTTTGCCAGCCTTTCACACCACTGCCATTCGTGCCGTAAACCTTGTCATTGCCCGGGTTGGTCACATCATTTACAAGCTTCAGACCGCTGGCATCCGAATCCAAACTCATCTGCACGATGGCATCCAAGACAAGCGTATTTAATCCGTCGTTGTAGGTGAACCCCACCGTGTCGCTGTTCTGGATAAACGTGGCAAACTGGTCCATGATTTGTTCGAACGTGAGCCCACCACCACCACCACCACCGGCAGCAAGCAGCTCTTTTACCCGAATAAAATTCTCTACCAAATAGCGAATGGTTTGCCGGTCCAGCGTGTTCTCTGGCGGCGTCAAATCAATATCTTCTACCGTGACAGCCATTAGCGGTTAAACCCCGTATACGCAGTCGTTTCACCAGACTGTATAACACGCTTCTGCCGCTCGAAAAACGAAAACGAAGCACCGGCACGCGAATCATCCACGAGTTTGTAAACCTTTGCCAGCGTGCCTTCAATGATGACGTCAAACCAGTTGAACAACACCCAGTTGGAAACAAGCCGGCGCGCGGTTTCCCGCGTCGTGGCATCCAAATCGTAGCTGGCTTCGTAGATCCAGGTTTCCGTGACGTCATCGTAAATTGCAGGCCGAGTTGCCTGCGTTGCAAAGTACTGAAAGCTGCGCGAATATTCCAGGTACGCAATGTTGATGGCAATAGCTCCGCCGGACCGGCCATCGTGGCCGACGAAAACATGGCTATCACCACTGCGGTAATAATAGTATTCCTCTCTCAACTGCCCCTTGCCAAGCTCTTTGTACTTGGCATAAATCGGGTTGCCCTGCTCATCCGAGATGTTGTTGTACTGCACGGATAGCATGGCACGAAACGCGGCTGGTGTCAGCCACACGTAAGGATCAACCGTGACCCCCGAAATCTGGTCCTCGATTACATCCTGCTGAAACTGGCCCAGTGATTGAATCTCCCGCACAGTCAAACGCGCGTAGGAAATAATATCGTTCAGCCGGTCAAAGCGGTTGGCTCGTGCCAAACACGTATCGATAAGCGAGGAAAATGTGTTGATCTCGGAGGCCACGGTATTGCCTTTTTAACGGAGCTTGAGCGGCGAACGAAAAACCGGGGACGGGTGCGTGGCTTCCGGCGGAACGTCAGACACCACCGACTGCTTGATTTCCGTAATCAGCAAATCATTGTGCGCCAAGTCATCTGCAAACTTGGCAAGCTCTTCCGGATTGTTGGGCGCGGCTTCTGCCAACGACTGCCCGGAAGCCGCACGAGCTTCGTTGCGCAGTTGCTGAATGGCACCAGAATGAAATCCACCTTTGACAGCGGCGCCACGGCCAGCGCTGGCAGCATGTTCTTTAGCCAAACGAATCGCAGCTTCACGGTCCAGCTTGCGAACGAGCTGGTAAAGTCCGCCAATCTGTTCGTTAATACAACGATCAAATTCTTGCGCAACAGGCCCATCAACCTTCGCCACACCACGAACAAATTGAGTTTCTACGTCTTTGCCACCAACCACGACACGCGTCCGCAAATTCGGCGCGCGAATGGCAGCGTATTCGTGCACGGTGCCAACAGCGTAGGGATCGGCCGGTGGAGGTACTTTAGCCGTATTTTCATCAGACATTTCGGATTCTCCTAAAAGACGGGGCCAGTCTCCCAGCCCCGTTTGTTTCTCCTGATTTTGTTTCTTAGGTGGCAGCCGCGATTCGCGCTCGCAACGCTGCCAGCTCTTCCCGGTATGACCGGGCAAGAAACGGATCAACGGTGTCGTATTCCGGAATGGCACCACTCACGCCCTGCACAGTGGCAATCGTGGCATCGACATTCGGAATCAGCGCGATGAACTTGTCAAGTTCAACCAGCACAGCTGCACGCAGGTTGGCAAAGTTGCCAGAGACCGCAATGGCAGCATAGCCACCAACAGGAATTTTCGTAACGGGCATTTCGGCGTTCTCCTTAGGTTGCCGCAGCGGTGTCAATGCCAGTGTAGTAGCCGCCGGTTTTTTCTGCCTTGTAGGTGACAGAAACTTCCGTGGTCACAACACCGAAATCCGCATCAGCGCCAGCGCGCGAACCGGACTTGTCGTAGTTGTCCTCCGCAGTACGCCGCAGATAACGGAATTCCACGGCCGCCGGATGAAGAACAACCATGTCCTCCGTCCACACCGGATTTTCCACCATCAGCGGATGCCGCAGAAGATTGATGTCACCAAACGGCGTACGCAGCCGGGTGATCTTCATGCCAAATTCCGTCTGGCCCGGGCTGAGGTTGACGGTTCCATCCAGGAGGGCAATCTGATCGAGAACCGCGAGAACCGAGTTGCCGCAGAACGCAATGCGCTCGTTGGGCTGGCCCTTGATGTTCACGGAGAACACATTCTGGAAGAAATTGCGCAGATCGGCCCACTTGGTATTCGTCACCTGCGTGGCCAGATTGCTGGTCAGCTGCGCACGAACGCCATCCATCATGCGAAACGGTTTGCCATTCTGCTGGCCAATCGCCTTCACACCCCAGATGGCCGAACGCTCGATATCTTCAGCGTGGAACAGCGCCGCATCGGCCTTGTTCTTCGCCACGATATCACCGGTGTAAAACTCCAGCGCACGCGCCGTACCGGTAACGTCCCAGGCATTCCGGAAAATCTGCATGTAGTTCATCCGGGGGAAACCGAGATTGGCAAATGCCGTCGGCTTGGACGAACCTTCTTCGTACGCAGTACCCACACGCTGCATCGGGCGCGGAGTGCCGGAACCGTCAACCGCAGTTGCAGCCACCGGACCAAGCCCACGCGTCACCGTGAGGGTGCTGCCACTTACGCTTTCAACGTAAATGTATTCACCTGTGAGGTGGACCAGATAGACCTGTCCGGTGACAACCTGGGTGGCGTCATCAACAACCATCGAAGTGCCGGTGCCGGCATTGTTCGTGATGTTGATTTGGCCGGTCAAATGGTTTTCTTCAAACCACGTGACAATCGTATCCATCGCGTCGCGCGAAGGCATACCCGAGCTGAGTGCAAGAAACGGCGCGGAACCATCCGGCGTAGTTTGCAGCAAAGCCGAGGCAAAGTCACCTTTGCGAGTACCGACGATGTTCTGGTTGGAGGCGAAAACGCCTTTAACTGCCATCGTTAAATCTCCTAGTTGAAAGTCAAATTAGGCGGCCGCGGAATTGGCGTTTCCACCATTGCCGCCAGCCTGCCCGTTGTTGCCACCGTTACCGTTTCCCGAAGCGTTTTGGGAATCTGCCGTAACATGGCCGGAAGTAAGGACGTCGAGCCAATCCATTTCTTTGGGCTGCCCATCGTCGGTATTATCGTTTTGCTGCATTCGAGAATCGTTGAACCCACGCTGGCCTGGACGCAGATCATTGTTCGGCGGTGCCATTCCGAACTGAGAACCCGTGGCCAGTGCGAATTCCTTAAAGTACTTTTCCACGTTGTCCAGCGCGGTATCGGCATTGTCGCCACGCGCCAGAAAACCATTTAGCACCTGCTCGGCCACCGGTGCAATTGCCGGGTCACGCGTGAAACCAAGCCGGTTGTTCATTTCTTGCACGGCCAGATTCGTGTGCGTGACAGCGGTTGCCCGCGTAACCGATTCTTCCATGGCCTTGGTCATCTTGGCAGTAGCCAGTCGATCGGCACCTGCCATTGCAACCCGGGCCGTGGAAATCATCGAGTTCATGAAAAACTCCGATGCCTTTTCCGCATCACCCTCGCGAACAGCGGCAACAAACCCGCCGAGATCAAGATCTTCAAACATGCCTTGATCACGGCAGAATTTCATAAACGCTGCATTCGGATCGCCAGGGTTCTGATTGGCGGGCGGTGCATTGTTTTGCTGCTGATTGCCGTTGCCGTTGGCATCATTATTAGCCGGTTTGCCAAACGGGTTCAAGTTACTATCTATGTTAGCCTTTCCGGTTGAGTTTTTGCCGGAACGAAAATTCCACTTCATTGTCGCTTCTCCAATTATTTTCAATTAATTTTAACTCGCGTGGGTTATCAATCTAACCCACATCAAGTATACGCGCGGCCATCAGTCATCTGTTGTCGCAATTCACTAAACGTAACTACATCCATTTTAGGCGCGGTATCCGGTCTGACTCGCGCAGGAGGCGTGCCACTCTGAAACTGACATGGCGTCAATGAGGCCGGCGCGCATTCTGGTGGCGAGTCCGTTGATGAAATTCGTGAACTCCGGCACGGTGATGTCGCCGCCGGTCCCGATGTTGTGGCCGTAAACGTTGATCGATGCACCAAACTCGATGGCGCGGTCTACTGCGGTCAGAATCTGGGCGCCCGTGGTTCCCGGCCCCATCCCGAATACCGGGGTGTTGAAAAAATCCATGTTGGGCGAGGCCATTGTCAGGCAGTTGGTAAACGGCCCATGCGCCCGCCCCCCAGTGGCCCGGCCGCTGACAAAGCCCATCGCACGCAGACGCGCAATGACGTCGTTGTTGTAGTTGCCGTAGGTGTACGCAAAATGTCTCGCGCCTCGCGTCCACCCGTTTGCCAGGATGAAGTTTTGACAGTCATGCACGGATGACTGCCATCGGTCATACCAGGTCTGAATGACGCCGCCCACGCGGATCGGCGTCAGCGTTTGCTGGCCGATAGACGACGGCAAGGAAGCGTCACATGCAAACTGTACGGTACCAGCTCCGACGTTGGTGACCACTTTCTGCCCGCAATACGAAAACGGGTCTGCGCCGTCGATTTGGATAACATCGCCCGGTGCAAACGTCGGCAGCCAGACATTGGCGTCAGGCGTTGCCGTCGCGACGCCGCCAGTCTGGGTAATTTGCGCGCCCATCGGGAATGTCGCGGAGATGTGGTTTGCGGTGTGATTGCAAACGTCCCAGCCGGCCTCATACGTGGTCTGCAACTGTGCGCGGGTCATCTTCCCAGAGCCGTCAACGCTGTTGCTGTTGATGTAGTTTGTGCCGGGAATCCCGCGCGGCTGCATCAGCGGATATGCGGTGTTGAACACGTCCGCGCTGTTGTCGTCGAACGAAATGACAATCTTCGGGCGAGCGCGAAAGTTAGTGAACACGTTGTAGAGGCGCAGACGGTGACCCGACGGATAAGTATCGGATGTCATGCGAATTTCAATTCGCCGGATGTTTGACCACGACGGCGAGCCGACCGTCGTGCCCGCAGACCGGCGTTGTGCCCACGTAAACCGCCCGCGCTTAGAAACGTTCTGCAGTTGCGCGTTGAAATCGTAGTAATCCGCGCCGAGCGCACCCTGTGTGGTGCCGAGCAAAATGCGCAGCCTGTTAGCCGGCACATCCGTCTGGAACGGCTGCCCACCGGGGGACACCTCGCCAAGCTCAAGCCCGAACAACGAATCTCGCGAGAAATCCCACGGGGTTGCGCTGTTGATGATGACCGCCGCGTAACCGCTGCCGGCAGTCGTGGCCGTATAACCGAACTCGACGAAATCTCCGCCAGTCGTCAATGTCGGGCTACTGGCATTTGCACTTCCCAGCGTCGGGCTGAACGCGAGCGGGTTGATGATCCCGATGCCTGGCATCCGGTTCGCGATGGTAAGGCCGGCACGGCTGATTAGGTAGGACATGATCGTCGGCTCCTCAGTTTTCGAATTGCGGTGCTTTGGCTTTGCGCCTTTGACTGCTGGCCCTGCACGTATGTTGAGGGTGGGTAAATCATGTTTTGCTACAGCAGAGCGTCGGCAAAACGGGCTTTATTCACTACATCGCAAAGCCCGAGATTCCGAAGCGTTCTTACGCCATCTAGGAATGCCGTAAATTCCGCCAGCGTGATGTCTCCGTTGTCGATCTGATGGCCGTAAATCTCGCACGCACACCCAAACGGAATGCCGCCGAATGGTGCCGGTCCATTTGTCAGCGTTTGCAGAATGGCCGCGCTCGTCGTGCCGTTTTGCATAGTGAAAGCCGGCAACCTTAGCCTGTTATTTCTCCAGTTCCCTGTGCTGTAAATCATGCCGCCCGCCGACATATACGATCCGGTCTCGGTGGTTCGACCGATTTTGATGCCTAGCCCAGACAAAACGTTCACCACAAAATCCGAAAAAGCTCCGTTGGTGTACGCAAACACGTCCGGGCGAATGTTTGGGCCGGTTAAATTTCGATTCATTGCGGCAACGACGTCTAAGAAATTTGCGCGAATCTGTGCTTCGGTCCACCAATCCACTCGCGGATAACCGTTTGCGGTCGTATTTACCGGGGCCAATGCCTGTGCGTAAGTAAAAGTATTCAGCCCTGTGACCGTGATCGGAAATGTTCCGTTATATTCCGGCTCGTAGGCGTGCCGAATTTGTACCACTTGCCCTGTGTTAAACCCGTGATTAAGCCCAACAGATGCGACAGTTGCAGTGACAACGCCAGCGGACCAAGTAAGGTTTAGAGGCAACGTGTAGTTGTCGTGATTCATCGGATGCGACCCGATAGTCCAACCCGCATTTGCTAATTCCTGCAGTTGCGCCCAAGTCATTCGCCCAGACGCACCGACCGCTTGCGGCTGCACATACATCGTGCCGACCATGCCCCGCGCCTGCATCAACGGCCATGCGGTCGTGTAGATGCTGCTGTACTGATCGTCGAAACCAATAGCGACAACCGGGCGGCTCCTTGCGCGCTGCCACACTCGCTGAACCTTTACGCGGTGGAGTGCTGTCGGTGATCCCGTTTGAGTGTTAAAACGAATTTCGATTCGTTTCACTGCGCGAGGGTTGAACGTTCCGGCGCCTGTGATGATGTTGGCCGGATTCGTCATCAACGTCATCGGGCCGGGAAGCTTGCTAAATCCAGAACCCAAATTTGCGAATCTGGCCCAATTTGTATAAGCCGTTCCAGCGTCGTTGACTAGCTGAATTTCCGGGTAAACGAACCTGCTGCCAGTTCCAGCCCCGCCGACTGCCTCGCTGCTCATCCAATCAAGATCAATGGCAAGGAATAAATCAGATAAATCCCAGGTGCCGGTCGGGTTCTCGTACTTGACGCCAAAGTGCGCCCCGTTGGTGCCGCCAATGGCGGAACAAATAACGCCGTCGGATACTTGCGCAATAGCGGCAGACGGCGCACTTGCGAACGTGTTTAGCGCCGGCACAACCGACGCGAAATTAACAACCAGCGAGGCTCCGCCCTGCGTTTGCCCGAATCCAAGCCTAGCCACCCGATTCGCAAGGCCGCGAAGAGGCATTAGATCGGCCTCCAGTCCACGACAACAAAATCGCCATCCGCAGCGACCGAAAGCGTCATCGTGCAGCCATTGGACATGACGCGCGCGTTGCCTGGTGGCAGCACCTGCCCGACCGTGCCAATGGGAAGAACCCAGCTTTTTGCTGTGCCGGCCGGGTCTGTTAGGCCAACGATCGTCAGCGTACCGGTCAATGCTGTGCGGATCTGAATGCCCATCAGAAAAATCGGCGTTGTGCCACCCGTGCCGATGTTCTGAGCCGTTGCCACGTTCTGCAGGATGTTGCTGTTGCACTCATGCTTGACGACGTCGTAGTTGTTCGTGGGACTCGTCGTATTCCGCTCGCCGCCGATGGAGCCTTGTTCGAGCGTATGTCCAGCTCCGTTCGTGCCCCTTTGGCTTTCTGCCAGGCCGGCGGCATTTGTTACGTGCATTTGCGTCATGTGTCTATCTCCATATTTGTTCTATCAAAATTCGTTTTGGCAATCGCCACAAGTTCTGCCAGCGTTTCCGCCCGCGAGCGTTGCACCTGCAACTCAGCAACAAACTGCTGGCATTTGGCAGGATCTGCAAGGCTCGGGGTGGTCAGCTCCTGGACGGAATGTAAAAGCTGCTGGGCAGCCTGCTCCAAAAACGACAGCAAAATGGGGTGGCACAAAAGCTGCGCCACCTCAAACTGCGCCGAACGTGGAAGCGCGGAAAATGTTTTTGTGATCATTGTGGTTAAACTTAGCGAACACGCACATAGGCAGGACGGCCCATGTCAACCGTGAGAGCAGACCCTGCAGCGCCATTAAACAGAAAACGAATATTGAACTGATTTCCTGCCACACCAACAGGAACAGTCACGCGCATCGGCAAACTACGAAACATGTACGTGCCATCCGCGGAGGGCAGATTTCCAACGAGCGTGCCAATTTCCATATCTTCAGTCGTCGTTGCGTTGTTAAACGCCATATGATTATACGCATGTGCAAATGCACTTGCTGGGTCAACAAAGTTAACTTGCATCCACACAGACAGTGCGCGCAGCCGCGAACCAAGCAGCCCAGTAAATCGAATTGGCACTCGAATTTCGTATTCACCACCAATTACCAAACGTGAATGAATGGTATCGGTACAACGAATCCAAGGGTTAAAAGCCTCAGCCGCTGACGTCATGACAAGTCGAATATTTTGCCCATTCGTATCACCATCAGCCGCCACTGTGCGCGCAACAACCGATGCCACGCACGTAGAAAGTGTGCCAGCATCAAGCCGTGCAAGCGCCCAATTTGCTGGCAATGTGCCGGACAAACCAGAGCCAGTAACCGTGCCCCCGGTCGTGGTCCAGATGCCGCTGTCAATCAAGTTTGGCAGCTGCGGATTTGCGCCGAAATTGTCAATACTTGATACGCTCAAAAAATCAGCAGGAGCAAATTTACCCAAACGGTCAGCGATCGCTTTGCCAACGATACGATTGCCAATTTTTGAGATATGGATGTTATCGGGCTGCAGAACGGGCGGCGTGGCATAGGCAGCTCCACCGTTCCAATTCGTCAAATACTGCGCGGTATCGATACACAGATAGCCGGTGGCGATACCAGCATTGCTTTTAATCAACGCATTCAGCGCATTCGCTCGGGCTTGCACCGTCGCAAAGTTTGCAATACCAGATCCAAATGGCGGAATGGTGAGAATAATCGGAACCATTTTATGACGAAACAAGATCTTCTGCGCACACGCAAGCAGCGCTTGGTAAATCTCAAGAATCGATCGCGCAGTTCCTGTCGCATCATTGCAATCATTTGTACCATGCATGATAAAACAAACTTGCGCGTTGATACCTGTAAATTCATCATCAACACGATCAACCGCAGACTGCGTGTAACTAACATTAATCAGGCGTTCACCACCAAGCGCCCCATTGCGCACCCAATTAATTCGGCCACCAGCGTAAGCATTTGCCCACGCCATCCAGCCATCAACAAGCGCCGGCTCATCAGCAACCGATAGCATGTTTGCCGAAACATTAACACCGACAGCGGTAGTCGCACCCGGCGGCACAGGCGTAACAAATTCGGTGGCAGAATTAATCCGCGTAACAGTGGTTCGGCCAGCAAACCCACGCAACGGCGTTGACGTGCCAGAAATATAAATTGGCTGCCCAGTGTAAAAATTGTGCGCTGTCGTCGTCCATGTAGCAAGGCCGTTTGCCCATGAAACGCTTGTCGGTGTGATTGTACGATTATTAAGCCGCACGTTTGAATCACCAAAAACACAAGCGTAAATCTCAGCACCAGGAAGTGCGAGAGTGGCAAACAATTCTGATGCAAGTCTTGACATTGCCACGCGCATCAAACCTTTATCTCCGCTATAGCCGAGAAAAAAGTCTGGCTGATTATCCAGTATATTCGTTAGCGGCAAATCATTTACATTTATATTCATCTATATGTCCTCTTTACGACAAAGTTGGTTGCTGACCGGCTGAGCTGCCAGCCTGTGCCTGCTGTTGCTGTGCCGCGTATTGTTGCAGCAACTGGAATGCCAAATTACGTTGATCAGCCGGAAGTTGGTCAAGCGGCGAGGCAACTTTGAACTGACGGAAATCAGTGTTGTCGCCGAGCATCGAAGTCCAGTAATTGATAACACCAACCACATCAATCTGTGCCGAAGCTTGCTGTGATTGCAGAATCGAGTTAAGGACTTCCTTAATATTCATTGTGAGGGCCAGGCGATCGATGCCTTTCAGCCCGTCACTGATATCGAATTCGAGTTTGATTTCGCGGAACTGTTTCGGGTCCACATCCACGACCGTGCCGCCATCTGTCAGAATCTGCACGCTTTGCTGCTTCTGCTGAATGTTTAGCATCTGCATTCGGCGGCCACGCTGCATCGCCTGGGAATCGATGATTTTGCCAAGTTTGAGATTCCGGCGAGACGCGGATTGAACGACAGCGGCAGCTTGGTACTGCGTGGCCCGGTCCAGGCCCGCCACCTGCTGTTGCATCTTGGTTGGCATAATGTCTTGCATCAGCTCACCAACCAAGGCAATGTTCTGCAAGGTACCGGTGGTATCCGGACCGTCAGTAAACTGCTTGATAAGCTTATTAATGTCCACATCTTGCCCGTTGCTGTTGAACGGGATCTTGCCACCTTCCATGTCAACGTTGTCTTGGCCAAGCAACGGGATGCGCTGGCCATCATAAAGCGTCAAGCCATACAGCCGCTTTCTTGTCGCGCGCTGGTGGGTGTTCATCACAAAGGATGCAAACTGCTGGTGAGGAACCAGACGTTCGGCCGCGCCCTTGGTCTGCCAACCAAAATTATCCTCATATGGCATTGCGATGTTGATCGGCAGCATCCCGTGCGCGTTGTCCTGATGCTGAACAGAAAGAATTGTCTTATCCCCGCCAAGCACGACTTTCCAAATCTCGTAATTCTTCGATGGCGACAAACCGAATTTCGAGGGAATCAGCCAGAAGAACGCGGTTGTGATCTCAAACCCTACGGACGATTCTTTCGCCTCCGTATGGTAAGATAGCACGCTAAACCAATCAGTCCGCATATCAACCACATCAGACGAATCGTTGCGCACAAACGGTTTCGTCTCGTAGTACGGCCGATACACATTCTGGTTTTCAACTTTAGTGTAATCGTCAACGTTGAACAGCTCGCCATCCATGGCAGCTTTGCGCAAGCGAAATTCGGTCGTAACGTCCACCACGCCAAAGTATTCACCGGATTCTGGCATGTCGACCGGGTTCACGCTGGGATCCATCAGCGTGTTGTACGGGTCAAAACTGAGCACTTCGTTGCCCATTGCAACCACGGTTCGCCGGATTTCGGGCTTGTTAAACTGATCGTTGGCAACTTGATTGCCATACCGCTCGTTCCAATTCACGCCAAATGCGCCGAAATTATACTTCATGGTGGACAGTATAAACATGGCATAGTGGCGGAAGTGACCGAAGATTTTAGCGTGGTCGTTCATCAGCTTGGCAAACCCGGATGCCACCTGCTGGTGTTCCTTCGCTGCCATTGCAGTGTAGAGCGCCTCATCCGGTGCCAGCACGGACAGCAAGTACGTGGCAGCTTCATCGATCTGCGAAAACAGCATCGAGAGTTTCTGGTCCACGGGTTTGACCCCGATGCCACGCTGATTGTCACGCTGCCGTTTGCGGTCATCGGCATCACGCTTCAGCCAGCCGTAGTATTCGCGGTCGATGTTCTTGAAAATCTCGATGTACCGACCCCGCTGCAATTTTGCCAGGTCGAGCCGGCTAGTGCAGTGCTTCAGCAGCGCGTGGTAATTGTCATTACTCAGCGTGATGTCTTTGTTGACCTGCCATTTGGCACCACGGTTTAGCTGCGCATGCCTGGCTTGTCGAATATTGATTGCCATTTGCTTACACCTCGGCCATGCCAACGAGGCTCTGGGCGCTGCCGTCGGATGTGAACTCAAAATCGCGCATGATCTCTCCAATATGGCGCTCAATCATGAAAACCCCCATCGCGCAGGCATCGATAACGTCGTCATCGTTGTCTTTTTTCTTGGGTTCGTAGTTGAGCAGCTGCTGTGTAATGACAAAATCCCCATAAGGGAGTGAATATTGGGCGCGCCGCGTGGGCGTTTGCTTTAATAGCGAAGCCCACGCGGCGATTCGAACAGACTTGGCAACGTTTCCAGAGGTGATGGGAATAAAATTGAACTGCTGGACGTTGAAAATGCCCTGGAGAAACATGAAAACTTTGGTGAGAGCAGACTGCATGGCTTCGGATTCAACACCGATGTTCCGGAATCCCCATCTGGACGCCATTTCGATTGCGGCCTTAAATAAATCGATCGGATCCTGCCCATATTCATAGCAGGCCTCCACAATCTGCCATTGTTCGTGCTCTGTCACCCACGCATGTGCGATGATTGCCGCTCGATCGCCCCAGGCATTCGCTGTGGTCGCCGGGTCGATGGTGATAAACCCGTATTTTACCGCGTCGCGCAACACCGGTGGCATGTAGCAGATTTCCTCTGCTTTGATTAGGCCACCGCCAGCCGCTGTTGGTTGGTTCATCATTTCTGCAAACCACCGTTCGGCCATCCCAGCTTCTTGGTATTCCAAGTAATCCTGGGTCAGTTTTTCCAACGGCCACAAATCTGGCCACAGGGGCTGGCCATCACGCTTGATTGCGCCGTACAAATAACTCCGCCAACGATCTGACGTGAGAAGCTTATACAGCACAGAGGTTTTTGCAAGTAAGTTTCCTGATACTATGATTTTATTCTTAAACTGGTTAAGACACTTGAAGAACTGTCCGTAGAACCATTTGAGATGTTTCTTATGGACGATGTCATTTTCGACGTCCTCGTCGTTTTCGATATCATCGCATATCGCGAGCTGGGGTCTTTCGTTGTCAACGTTGATGCCTCGAATGCGCTGACCAGCACCCAACCCTCGGAGAATGCAAGTCTTTCCAAGGCTCGGTATTTTGAATTTGTATACACCGATACCATCCTGTTTCTTTAGCCAGATGACTTCGCCGAACACAGCCGTAAAATTCTCAGACGCAAAAAATCCAGCGATATCGTTAACATAAGGAACGACCAGATCGTGAGACCCGGATACATACAGAACAAAACGAAAGTCAGAAAACAAAAGGTACCAAACACATGCAAGTTTGGCCAGAGTCGTTTTCGCATGTGCACGAGGTATTGCCAACACCAGCCTATCAATCTCATCGTGCGTCATCTCGAAGAAAATGTCCTTGTGGAACGCTGGCACATCGTGTGACAACTGGTCTGCAAGGAAGAATTGAATGAAGAACTCCGGGTCGTGCCGGAGGGCCTCACGCAGTTCAAGCTGCGAAACTTGTACCTGCGTGAGTGTTTCTGAAATTGACATGGCGTGGGCTACCGGGTGGCAGCAACAACCTCGCCAACCGTGGCCGCGTTAAAAATCTCTGCCACATCGTTTTTCGTCTGATGCATAAGCTCTTGCACGCGGGAAACATCCAGCGCGTCCACACGCTTGGCCGCACCATTGATAAACTCGGCGCCATCTTCCCCACGGCCGCGCATCATCTGCAGCTTCTTAACAAAGACTGCATTGAGCTGGATAACCGCTGCGGCCTGAACGCCACCGTTAATTGGCACATTGCTATGCGCGCCACGTCGCTGTGCTTTGTTTGCCATTGCTGCTGCCCTCAACGCGTACTCAGGATCTGGCCGCGTCATAAGATATTCCAACACGTGACCCATCGCAGTTTCTTCAACCGCGTCCCAGCCATCGTTTAAAGTTTCGTGCGTGTCGTATTTTTTAAGCTGTTGTGCCGAGAATTGATCGCGAAATTTGGCTGATGCCATCAGGACTTCGAGATCGGCTTCGTCCATTCCCACGGCCGCTGCAATTTGATGCGCTGGCACTTCCATGCTTTTCAGCTTGGCGATGCGGGTCAGGACGTCTTGCTTGATTTCTTCTGGCAACATAAATAACACCTTACTAACGTTTTATAACGCGAGTGCGTGGCGGGTCAGTTCAGAAACAGTAACGCTTTCCGTGGCCCATTGCAAGCGGTTTACGCGGCAAATGCTAATTTGTTTTCACAACCCGTCATTTCTGTTAGGAATTTGTTAGTCGAGTTTTTAAATTTTTAGAAAGTTTGGGGAGGAGGTATTTTATACGGGGGAGGGGGCGACTGGCTTTGGGGGTTACGTACCCCCCACTTTTCTGTGACCACACGCACGCTGATCTTCTCTTGCGAGACACGACGTCGAGCTAATTAGCGAGGAACGAGCGACAAGAGTCATGGATGACTCATTTTTCCCGAACGAAGTGAGGGCGCCGTGCAAAATTGGTGCAATGCAACAGTGTAGCAAGGATGGCATCGAAGGCACGTCGCCGAATGGCAGTGGCAGTGCAGAGCAGGATGGCATCGGCGATGCGGTGCCGGAGAGGTTGCTACTGGCAGTGCGGTTACAGCTACCAGCAGCGGGTCAGATGGCAGGGAAGGAAGCGGCAGAGCGTACCTTACCCGGTCGGATTGCCAATCACTTTGTGAAGCGTGGCGCGGTCGGCGCGGGTTCGCTGAGTGTGCTTGGCGTGCAAAGAGAGCAACGCCAGCAACGCCAAGCAAAGCGGTTCGTTATAGTCTTGCGCTGCGCGCTGCAACGCGGCTTTCAGTTCGCGTCGAACGGTGGCAGGGGAGGATGGTGCACAGACTGTCAGCACGGCGATACCGTGCGCGCTTTCGACGTTGCCGCGTGAGCGAATGGCAGCCGGGCGTGAGGCCGGGAGAATTTCGAGTGTGGCAGGCATGTTAGCGGGCCTCCTTCCAAGTGTGATGACAGAGCGCGCACCAAGCGGCAAACTGCGAAGAGAAAAGACCGCGCAGGTAACGCGGATCCGTTCCGTATGCCAGTGCGGCGGTTGAATAGAGTTCGTAGCGGTCGGTGGTCGGGTTGTAGACGATCATGGTTGCCAGTGCCTTTGTGGTTTCGAGTTAAGTGGACAAGGGTCCACCATACCAGAAAAAAAGAAAAGGCACAACAAGCAAAAGGGAAGGGGTGAAGGCAAATGCCATCAAGGCAAAAAAGGCAAATGCCATTAAACCGATTCTAAGGCGTTTTGGGAGGGTCTAGCGGCTGGCAATAGCAAGGCCAAGGGTGACCCGAAAAAATCGATTCTGCGCAATTGGCACAGAAATTGATTTTTGAACGATCGTTCAAATTGGCAGGATTCGACCTGGGGGAAAATTGGCAGACTTTCCGCCAGGGCAAAAAAAACCCCGACAGGGCGAACCATGTCGGGGCGGTTGCTGCGGCGGCTGCCGCTAGGGGTTAAAGGTTGTCGAGCGCTTCGAGGTCGAAATCATCCGCGCCGATGGTGGTCTCGGTCCGAGTCTGTTTCCAGACTGCCATGATGCCCGGGTCAAGGCTCTTGGTCTGGGCCTTGGCGATCATCTTGTCCAGCAGCGCCGCCCATTTGGCATCCGGGATTTTCGGGAACTGTTGCGAGGCAAACGCGGATGAGGAAAGCACCTGCCGTAGGAGCGTCGGATTCATCGCCGCGAGGCCCGCAGCCTTCAGGCCCTTGATCCATTCGGCAGCCTCGGTTCGGAAGGTGGCCAAGCCCTGATCGCGAGTCGCGGCGATGATGAAGTCATCAACCGAAAGCGGGACCGAGAGCGGGCCATCCGTCTTTTTCTCGGACGGGCGCACGGCGTTGGCAAGCTTGCTGATACAGGCATCCGCGATTTTATCCTGAATCCACGCCGTCCCCTTGTCGTGGCTGGCGATGACTTCGAGGCTCGGGATCGCCGCAATCCAGAGCGCGACCGGCACATTGCCAGAGGTTTCGGTGCGCTTCGTGACCGGCACGATTGCAACGTCGTAGCCCTCGGGCATCGGCTCCGATTCGGCCTTCCAGTTGTAGGAAACCGGGAGGTTGTGCGCTTCGGCAATCGCGAGCGCTCGCGCTACGGCGGTTTCAGCGTTCGGGTTCGAGGCAGCGAAGTAGGCGCGGGACAGGTCCTCGAGGGAAAGCTTGTCGGGCGGGGTCTTGGCTTGGGTCTGGTCGTTCATGGTGTGTCGTCTCCGGTTCGTTAGTGGTTTGCCATCCTGCCATCAAAGTGAATGGCAGGAGAGTTCATCATAGTGTGCGGGGGTACGCTGTCAAGTACTATTTGCGGCTGCCATCCGCCAGCGCGTGCCTCATTTTCGGCGAGAATGCCAAAACTCATGCAAAATCAATCACTTAGGCTCGTTCGCGCCAGGGCTTGCCATGCCGCGCGGCAATCGGCTGCCATCGGCTCGGCTGGCACTGGGTTATAATACGGGTTGGAAAACTGTCTGGCGCGGGGCAAAATGCATTCTAGTATAATACGCGTTGAAAACTAACGGGGGAAATAAAGTAACTAGTAACTAACAAAAACCCCGCGATGGCCCCCCACGTATCCGGGCGCTGGGCTCCGCCCCTATCCATCCTACCATCCGCCACGCCATACCCTAATGCCATCACCCATATTCCCCGTACTTATTCCAGCCCCCCTGTTTCTAAATGCCAATCAATTTATATTCATCAAGAATTTTTTAGACGGGGGGTATAATAATTGGTAACGACTAATGCATATGGCAAATGGCAACAGCTTTGCAGGAAGGGCCAGCGCGGGAATGGCAGGAGGGCCACTTTCGGGAAAATGTTAGTTAGGTGTTATGTTACTTTACACCTACCAATGCCATTCAAGAATTTATACTAACCATTTACTAACAGATACTTCCACCTGCCACTGCTAAACTGCTTGACACGAATCCCATTTTCGTGCTAGTATGCATTCTTGTTTACAGATCGGTCTAGCTAGCCGATTTACATTGTCCTGAGACAATCAATTGCAATCGAAAGAGTAAACACAGATGGCAACCGACAATCGACAAATGACAAAATGGCAGTCGCGGCAAGAAAAACTCTTGCGGGCGACGACGATAAATTCTCTGAAGCCTGAAGCGTGCATGGTACGGGCACGGTACGCTGCCGCCGCGCGTGATGCAGCCTACGGTGAAACGCTGATAAACAATCAGGAAGCCGCACTTTATTGTGCGCGCACGGGATCGTATCTCGCGACCGTGAACAATTTCATTTTCGCTGAGCTAGCGCAATTGCCAGCCGACATTACCGGCGAGATGGCAGATAACTTTGCGCGGCGCAAACTGTATCATCCGGCCTGGGTCAACCTGAGCCCGGAAATCCTGACCCAATTGCAACGCCTATTTCCCTGCGAGTTTGTTATCTATGCTGCGCACGAATTGCAGCATGATAATGACACAACAAACGGAGAGGCTCGGCACGACATTCTGGAATTAGTCAATCTGTGCCGTCTTGAATTGGTTTGTGAAACCGCTGAACTGTTGCGCCGAATTCTCGCCCTGATTGGCAATTATCAAAACCTCCGCCAATCACCGCTTGCAAACCGCAACGCCGCCGGCATCGATCCTGAGATTGCAGCGGCACGGACAACATCTGCCACAATCCCGGCCATCGCCGACTACTTTGGCATCGAAACGCAAACGGCAGATTTAAACAGCGCGATGCTCACTTACATTCAGGATTTGAAATCCTATTTTGCAGCGGCGGTCAAACGTTCGCAGGCAGAATACCACGTGCAATCTGCATTCCGCGCGCGGCAGGTTACGCTGCAAGATATCAAGCGCGTTACCGTTTCGCTCGGCCGCCAGCAATTCAAGCTCGCCCGCGAAAAAACACCGAACATCGACAACGCAACATTTTACGATATCGCTGAACTGTTTGCAGATGAATCCGATCTGACAATGGCAATTACTGCCAAGCAAATGGAAAACACTGAAGTCCGCCGGTATTCTGGCAGCGTGCATCACACAAGCAACAGCCAGGCGGGAGCAACACCGCCGACAACCGAACAAACATCAAACGACATCCCGGCCGACGCAACTGCAAGCAATTTGCCGCCCGCACCGTTCGCCCTAAAAATCCGGCTTTTCAAATAATCCCAAGGTAAAACGAAAATGGCATTCGACATCAAAAAAGCAATCAGCGCGGCCAAGGCCAAAAACCTTGCAGCGGCGCCCGACAAACCCGCGGCCGTGGCCGACAAATCCGCAGCCACGCGCTCTATTCTATTTGGCACCGGCTTTACAAAGCGTCTTGCAGAACAGGCGCAAAACGCTGCCGAAAAGCAATCCGAGCAATCCAGCACAATCGTGGCAAAAACTCCAGATGTTGACACGCCGGACAGCCCGGATTTTTTGCATCTCACTTTGCCGGACACGTTGTCATCATCGGCAATCGTTCTCGACCCTTCGCAGCAAACCGCAGTTGACGGGCTGATTAACCAGCAATTCGGCTGCCTGATTGGTGCTGCTGGCACGGGCAAAACAACCACAATGAAAGCTTTGCTTGCCGCACTCATTCGACAAGCCAACGCCGCCGAAAAAACAATCACGGTTGCATTCTGTGCTTACACCGGCCGCGCCGTCCAGCAAATGAAGCGCGCATTGCCAATCGAGTTTCACAAATACTGCGACACGATACATGGCACGCTGGAATTTGCGCCAGAAACCATCGAGCAGGAAGTCACAATCGATGGCGAGATTCACATTCAAAATCTCTGGCGTTTCATCGAGCATCGCAATGAAGCAAATCCCTTGGATTGCAACGTGCTTATCATCGACGAAGGCGGCATGGTGCCAATCGAATTAATCAACAAGCTTTTCCTCGCTTGCAAGCCCGGCACACGCGTGTACATTCTCGGCGATATCAATCAGCTGCCACCGGTTCACGGCCGCTCGGTTCTTCCCTTCGCCATGCTCAAATGGCCGACGTTCGAACTCAACCGCATTCACCGTACCGAAGAAAATGCAATCATCGACGGCGCGCACGCAATCTTGAACGGCAAAATGCCATCCTCAGTTGACGGTCGCGTGGTCCTGTTGCCAGCGTCCGACGATTCCATCAAAACCTTTCAGAAAACTGTCCAAGCGGTGCAAACTCTCTCCAACGCTGGCAAGTTTAACTGTCTGTCCGATGCCATCATCGTTCCGCAAAATCGTGGCACGCTTGGCCAGGAACATTTCAACGAGCGGCTTTGCTCATTCTTCAACCCAACGCAATACGAAGAAAATCTTCCTTTGAACCCGCGCACCATTATCACGGCCGGCTCGTTCCATATGTCTTTTGCCGCCGGTGACAAGGTGATGGCCACGAAAAACGACCGCGAGCAAGGCATCACAAATGGCATGATTGGCGTCATCCAATCAATCATTTTAAATCCTCGGTTCCGTGGCCAAGTTATCGGCGACCTTGCCGGTGCTTGCCTTGCAGATGATTTCGAACTCGATATCGAGGCCGTCGACGCCGCTGCTGCCATTGTCGATGCAGCCGATGCAAACGAACTCGCGCAGCAACAGGCATCTCACATCGTCCGTGTCAAATTCCAAAACATCGACGAGCCAATCGACTTCTCAACAACCGGTGCGATGAACACGCTCAAGCATTCCTACGCGTTCACCTGCCACAAATCACAGGGCGGCGAATATCCCGTTGTGATGATTGTTGTGCATTCTGCCAACCTGAACATGCTCACGCGCGAATGGTTGTACACCGCGTGGACACGCGCCAGTGGCAAAATCATCCTCATCTACAATTCTCGTGGCATCCAGCACGCGCTGAACCGGCAGGCAATCAAAGGTGCCACCCTGGCCGACAAAGCCAAAGTTTTCCTCGAACTCATGGACCGGCAACTCAAGGGCGAAAAAATCGAAACGCCGAATCTTCCCGAACCCGTGGAAATCAAGGAGTAAATGCAAGTGCGTTTTCAAATCCGCGAAACTTATTATAACAAAGCCGGCAAAAAGTGTTTCATTCACTACAGTGCCACCTATCCAACACGCGCTGATGCCATTGCGCAAGTGTTTGAATTCATGCGCGGCGACCGGAATTTCTTCGCGCTCGAATACAGCGACCCCGAATCAGCCGCCGAAATACAAACCTGCACATACACCGTGCTTTCTCATGATGACGCCGGCTGGCGTTCATTTGTTCCTCGTCTCAACAACAACCTGAGCATCCTCATATGATTGACAACGACAACGACGCGGGTGATTTTGGTAACATGGGCGTCAACCTCATGCACGTTCCCGAATCCACCGCTTACATTTTCACGTTCGAAATCAACAACGCTTTCAAATCCTACAACGCATATGGCAGCACCGACGACGCCGGCCGCATCCGTATGTATTCCTTTGAAAAGGTCTACTTCATCCAACTCATCCGTGTCTTGCTCAACGGCTGCGGTTTGAAGGAAGCTAAGGACTTGGTTGAAAACGGTGGTCAGCCCCACGTCCGCGCGCGTGACCCGGAAACCGGCGAAGATTGGCACATTTTTACCGTTCGCATCAACAATGCGGAAACTGCCATGCGCATCATGTGTTTCCTGCTCAAAATCATAACCGCGCACAACCGTGACGAGGCCATGCGCACGGAACTCAACCAGAATTTCAACATTCGCAACGTCAAGATGCAGACGCTCAAGAACCTGGACTATTTCACCATCGGGTAAGCTGCCCGGCGGTTCGCCGTTCTCATGTCGATGCCATCTTTGGGGAGCCACGTGCTCCCCGCTTTTTTTAGAAGGAGAACAAATGCGGTTCCTGCGCGGTTCCGGACTCCCTAATAACACCATTACAATTTACGAGACAATTGCCAGCCATGCAAACTTTTCTTCCGTTCCCAAATTTTCAAGCTTCCGCCCGCGTGCTCGATTCCACGCGTCTGTGGAAGCAACTGCTTGAGGCGCGCCAGATTTTCACGGCCCTGTCGAATCCCACATACGGATGGCAACATCATTCCGCAGTCCAAATGTGGCGCGGCTACCGTGGTGGATTGCATCGTTATGCAGCCCAGATTTATTACGAGTGCATCCAACGTGGCATCGACGCCGGTGAGGAATTTGGCAAGTTCACCGCGCTCGTTGTCGACTACGGCATCATCAAACACGCCGATTACAACGAGCAGCCATTCTGGCTTGGCCGCGAGGAATTCCATCGTTCCCACCAGTCCAACCTAATCCGCAAAGATCTTTGTTTCTACCGGCCCCTGTTTCCCGGCGTGCCAAACGATTTGCCATACGTCTGGCCACACCCGCTTACCAAACCTGATGGCACCTACGAACTTAAGATAAGGTTATTCAAATGATCTGGTATCTCATCGTCCACTCCCTGATTTCCGTCTCTCCCAACACGCCGGCGCAACCCACGTGGACACGGCTGGGTCCCTACACCTACGAAACGTGTGACAAATACGCGCAGGAATTGCTGGCGCAGAAGAAACTCATTCTTCTCTCCGAACCTGTCTGCGAAATGGAACCGATTCCGGAGTAAAACAGATGCCCCGCGCCTTCCACACCGGCTATCTTTTCCGCACATGCCAGCGATGCTACAACATTGGTCATTGCAAAGCGTCAGCCACAAACTCGTGCGAAACGCTCAAGCGCGTCTATGTTTGCCTCACTTGCAAGCATCGCTGGCATACTGTGGAAATCCGTGTCGATTCTTATAACGCTGACCCGTCCATTGTGCCTATCGCAATGACAACGGCATTCAAACTTTCATTTAAATACAAAGGATATGACCTATCCCTCATCCCAATCGGTGACTACATGACAATTCCATACGACATGTGTAAACGTTCTGGATTGGAAAGCAAGCAAACCAAAATTAATAAAACTGGGCTCATGCGCATCCGGCTGCGCTACATGACCACCGGCATTCGAGTACACCGCGATGCGTGATTATTTTGACAGAGCCACATTTTCCGACAAGCCGCGTCTGCCAATTTGCTGTGACCGTTGCCGTATTACAATTGGCTGGGCCACATACGACGACTCAACCGCTTGGCCCAGCATCATTTGCAACCTGTGTCTTGCCGACGAAGCCAACCTCTGCACAATCTTTGGCATCTACGCCACGCACTTGTATGCCAACCCCATCGCGTCCGAATCTCACAACAACGAGATGCGCGCCCGAATCGAGGCTTCCAGCCGGTTATTGGCAATGCTGAATCACATTGAGATTCTCCTCAAAACCGGTTGACAACACGTAACTAACACGATAGTATCACGTTATTCCCGTGGAGCCACTTTAATGATTGCCAAACAACGTCTTATCGAATTCCTGCGAGCAGCGCGCACGCAGCCAGACACGCCATTCACTTTCACACTCGACATGCAACCGCATGATGCCAAGGTTTACATTCATCGTATGCGTGTCGAACTCGGTCGCTTTCGTTCCGCGTTGCAAGAACGCGGCGAACGCTTGCGCCGATTCAAAATGCTGGTTCGCGAAGTCATTCCCGATTCTCTCGAACCAAACAAAACCCACGTCACGCTGCAATATTATCTTCACGGCAGCCGCACCAAACTCGACAACGACATCTCCGAAGTTTTCGAGTTGGTTGCAACTGGTGACAAACGACTTGCGCCCGAGGTGACAAATGTCAAAACTCAGTGATTTGCTAGCGAAAAAAGCCGCAGCCCCGAACCTTGCCGAGCCTGGCAGCCCCGCCCCTGCCCCTGCTGCCAAACCAGTTTCGTTTGCTGACAAATTCAAGCAGACAGCCGCCGTTGCCAAACATCAGGCGCAGCTCGATGCCAGCCAAGCCTTATCCGCCGGCATGTCGAATCAATACGTGCCGCCACCGTCTGCACCGCTGGAAGATTTCCAAAACTTCGAAGTCGAATTGACTGCCGATGTGACCACGTGGCCGGATGATGGCAGCAACGCGTATCCCGACAAGCAACAGGCCGCGCTTCGCCAGCATCTCGCATACGTTGGTAAGTGTCTAAACACGGATGAGATTTCCGACGCGCTCATTCGCTGTATGCAATTCATCCACGAAAACCCGGCCATGAAAGACTTGCTTTTGCCGGCCGATGTGGGCCTTTTGGTTCAGGCTCTCAGCTCGTCTGCCAACGTGGTTGTTGCACGCAAGAATGAGAACAAGTCCACGGCCACCAAACGCAAAGCCATTGCCGCCGAGGTGATGAATGACCTCGCTGATCTCGGATTCTAAAGGCAAGCAAACATGGATTACAACCTTCCATTCCTTGCTCTCTCAGATTCCTCCGTTAATTCTCGTTATCGGTCTTGCCGGCGCAAGTTCGAGTTTAACAAACTCTACGGTCATAAACGAGCCGAGCGAGAGGACTCCCTTCCTGCCGACGCGGGGTCCGCATTGCATCGTGCCTGGCAAGCCTACATGGCAGAGAAATCCAAAGCACGGGGAATTGAAGAACTCCTTTTTTCTTACCCCGTCCACCTGCAAAAATCCTCCATGCAGGAGCGGTCACTCGAAGCCTGTTACACGACATTCTTAGAGATGGTTGCCAATCCTTTGCACGGCCGCTACGAACTGGCGACCGTTAAAGTTGGCAACGAGATCAAGCCGGCCGTGGAAGTCCCGTTTCGCATTAACATTGCAAACGTCAGCCTGTCCCACGATCGCATGGTTCCGATTTACTGGGACGGTTTCATCGATGCCATCATGTGGGATACGCTCGAACTCCGCTATGTTGTGGTCGATTTGAAAACCACCCGCAAAAACGAGCGTGATTACACGGCCATGTTTGGCAACGACCCGCAGACATTGCCGTATGCTTACGTTGTGGAAAAAGCCACCGGCCAAACCGCCGCATCCGGGCTCGATGTAATCTATCTTGTTGCATACGTGGACCATTTGTTTCCGCGCGTCCAGCAACTCCCGCTCCACAAAACCGAGCACGATATTTCTTCATGGGCATTCGGTTTGGCAATGGATATTCAGGCCATCCGTCACATGGCAGATATCGGATTCTTTCCCAAAGACGGGAAATCCTGTGTTGGTTACGGCGCCTGCCAGTACCTTGATGTTTGCAGCTACACGGAGCCAGCTGCCATTCGTGAGTGGCTGGACCTGCGATACGGTCCGCCCGACTACGAAACCGTGCTTGCCGATTTCCAACCCTGGTTTACCATCGACCTTACAATCACAGGTTTATCATGAGCAAAAATCCTGCTGGCCCAATTTCCATCAACCCCGATCTTATTTCGGATGATGCGAAAGCATTGATGCAGAAGAAAGATTTCCATTTCGACTGCCCGGTGTTCAAAGACTACATTATCCCGAACGGTTTCCTCACCCGTGACGCGGCTTGCCACGCGTTGTTTTATTACGCCGTGTTGGCGCGCCGCGCATACGAAGAAAACGTGGAAGGCTGGGCCACACAATACGAAGGGAACCTTTCCAACACAACCGATTTCTTCCAGCTTTACCTGTCGATTGCATTCATGTACGGCGTCACGCCCGAAGCGATGCAGCGCCACTGGTCCAATGTCGATATGCAATTCACGGTCTTGCAGATTCCAGCATTGCCAAAAGAAAACCGTTACCGGCACGACAGCGTTCCGGAATTCAAAACACAGTAGGAGAACCAAAATGAAATTCAGATTGAATGTGATATTTCTTCTTGACGTTCCGACGGAAGATTACGATTTTTCTACGCATGACACGGAACAAACGGCGGAAGAATTCATGCTGGAAATCGAACGCGAAAACATTATGGAAAACGGTATTGCCGAATACGTGACTGACGTGGCATGTGCATTTCCTGTTGAACTGTGGACGCTCGAACCGGTTGTCGATGAGAATGATGCCGCGCCGACAACGGTGGACGAATAATCCAATGCCATCCGCCAACCAATTCCTTGCCGAGGACGACGTGCTTCGCCTCTTTCTGTACGGTCCTGCCAAATCACGCAAAACGTGGTGGGCATTGAAGGCAGCAGAAGCCGGCTTCCGTGTTCTTTTGTTCGACTTCGAACGCGGTGCCAGCATCGTCACGCAAATCGATCCGAAGGCTCGCGAAAACATCTTCATCATTGGAGCCCACGATGCGCCGACAGACGCCTACGCAATCATGTTTGCAACAGCCGCGCTCAAAACTCACGAGTTCTACTTCGATGAGGCCACGCGCCGAGTATCCTTTAACAAAGGAAAGGGACTGGCCCGCTGTGATATGCGCGAGTTTGGCCGTGATACTGTTGTTGTGTTTGATAGTTATACGTCACTCGTTGTAAGCGCGGCCAGGCAATTCGCATTTCAAAATGCCATCGACCTGTCAGATGCCAGCAAGCAATCGTGGGAAGGCTACCGCTGGTGCGGTGCGTTGATGACGTGGTTGCTCACGCAAATCAAACTCCTCAACTGCCACACGATTACCATCGGCCATGAAACGCAATACGAGAAATTCAAAAAGCACCCGACGGATCCGAATAAACAAGGCCCGCTTGAGTGGTCGCGGCGGCAGCCAGCATCCGTGTCCAATCCCCACGGAATGGGAATCACACAGCATTTTACAGACATTCTGTACTTCCACGTGGCAGGTCGAACTGCTAAAATCGATACTCGTGGCAATAAGCTTGAAGAAGCCGGTGGCCGTCATATCCCGCCTGCCGAGTATGAGTGGGAAAAGCTTAGCTTTGCAGACGTATGCGAAATGTCAGGCTTTGGGCTACCTTCCCACGTCGAACCTTTCAACTTCCCAATCGAAGAAGGATTGCAAATAGGAGGTGCCAAACCACAAACCCAAAACGTTCCCGTAGCCCCGCAACCACCAATCATTCCTGTTTCCACACAAGCGGAAGTGCAACCGCTGTCCAACAAACGCACATCAATCCTGTTCAAAAAATCGTAAGGAGAACTGTCATGCGTGTTCGAAGCCTCATCAAGTTGCTGATGGATTGTGAGATGGATGCCGCAGTTGTCGCCGTCAACCAGAATGGCACCGGCGATGAATTCATGGATCCCACCAACGTTGCAAAGCTGGTGACAGACGCGATGAATCTTGACGACGGCAGCGTTGTCATCTACTTTGCGGGGGAGCCGTCCGACAGCGATGATGCCGACGCCGGCTAAGTTCAAAACCAACCAACCAACCAACCAATCTTTTCTTTCTTTAGGAGAATACAAATGTCCGACGAATTGCTTTCGATTATCATGGCCGGTGAGACGGCCGCTGTCAGCCTCGAAGATCTGCTGAGCATCGACCTGAACGATGTTGAAGAATTTCGTGGTGGCGAAACGCTGCCGGAAGGCATCTTCGAGTGGCGCATCAAGACGGCGATCATGGACGTTGCCGAAGTGAATGACAAGGAGCTCGGCCAGAAGGTTCGCCGCGCGCGTGTCATGTTCACGCTGGAAGCGATTGCTTGCCGGCAGGTCAAGGACATGGCAATCGACAAGGACTCGCTGGTTGGCGCCGAGTTCAGCGAACGCTTCTTCATCAAGGATGCGCTCAAGGATATCGGCCGCGTGAAGTCGTTTCTTGTTGACATTGGTATGCAGGGTTCCGGCCCGCTGCAGCAGCTGCTCGATGCTACCATTGGCCACGAGTTCGTTGCCGGCATCAAGCACACCAAGGACAAGAATGACACGTCCCGCGTGTATGCCAACCTGGACCAGAAAACCATCAAGCCGCTGGGTGGTGAAGCCGCGGCCCCTGCCCCCGCGAAGCCGGCTCTGTTTGGCAAGAAGTAAACCAAACTTCTAAACGATCAAGCGCTGGTTGGTTGCCAGCTACCTTTGCCCGCAGCTCAGTTAAATCTGGCCTGCGGGCTTTTTTATAGGAGGGCTCAATATGAAAACCTATCAAGTCAGATTCTTTAGTCGCAGTGAAAGTGGTACATGGCAGCCGGTTAGTGGCGTTATCGAATGCACACGGCAGGACTTGGAAACAGCGGAGCAAAACAAATACCGCGATGCCAAGCTCAGCAGCTTTGTGTCAAAAATTCCCCAGCTGCCTGTGTCAATTCATTCTCTGCGGTTTGTTAATGGCGATGAGTGGGATTGCATCAATGGATTCCGGTAGGCGATACGGGCCAATGAGTTTCTGGTCGTTTCTCTGGCGAACCACGCTCTATTGGCTCGGCATTTCCTGCCTGTTCGCCCTTGTTCTCCATATCCTTGGCATCATAATCATATGAAAATTCTATATCTCCACGACGCCGGGTTCACGCCCGGTCTGCAAGGAGTGTTCAAAGAATACGCGAAGAAAGCCCAGCTGGATTGGCAGCCGTTTGAGTTTGCCAATCTCACGCATGGGATGGCAACCCAACCGACCAAGACCAAACTCATGGCGAACCCGCTTCGCCGCAACGAATTCTTTTCCCGGCTCACCCAGGCAATTGCCAGCCTCCAGCCAAAGTTGATTGTAATCAACGACTGGGTTGCGCTGGAATACATCACGACAACCTACCGGTCCCTCGACACCACGCGTGGCGGCGTTTACTTTGTGAATGGCATCCCGGCCATCGTGCTCGATTCGTTTCGAACCACGGGCGGCGGCTCCAAAATCAAAGCCGTACCACACATGGGATGGTTGATGTTGCAGGACTTGAAAAAACTCAAGAGGTGGTTCAGTGGAACTCAACGAAGAGAACCTGTCTTTGATTATGAGACGGTGGATACTGTCGAGTCATTCAGATCATTTGCCAATGATTTCCGGAAAAGTGTATGCATTGGCATGGACATTGAAACATCCGGACGTGGTACGGGCTGCATCATTACGTGCTCGGGTTACTCTTTGTTGCAGCCTGATGGACGCATCCTTTCACGGACCGTTCCATTCATGGACCCCATTGCTCCAAATGGTGCTCACTGGTCAGCCACCGAATTTCATTACATTCTCACAGAACTCGCGGCACTCCACCGATTGCCAATCCCGAAGGTAATGCAAAATGGAACATACGACGCACACCATTACGTCCGTTATCGTATGCCGCCGGCTCACTACCTTTTTGACACGGCTAATGCGTTCCATGCACTCTGGCCTGAAGCTCCGAAGCGTCTCGATTTCATCAGTTCTATTGCCTGGGACCACTATCGGTTCTGGAAAGATGAAAATAAAGCCGATGAAAAGGATGACAATCAGACTGACCGAGTCCCTAACACTGCAGATGGATGGTTCCGATACCTGCGATATTGTGGTCTCGACTGCCATTATACACTGGGTTCTGCCGTCTATCTTTTTTCGATCCTTGCGGCAGTCCCCTGGGCAATGGAAAACTTTCGGCAGAGCTTCAGACAATCCATCGGGCCAGGCCTTGCAATGTCGCTTCGTGGAGTACGAGTAAACAAAGAAATCCAAACCGGGTTTGAGTACCACAATATTTCCGAATCTGAGAAAGCCAAACGTGATATGGCTGCCATGACCCCGGGCTTGGACTTCAATCCGAACTCGCCGGCGCAGGTTGCCAACCTTATCTATGATATCTGCCGGGCTCAGCCGCTTCCCAAGCGTGGAAAAAATCGACCTACAAAACGTGAAAAGAAACCTTCCGACGAGAACCGTTCCACGAACGAGAAAGACTTGGAAGTTATCACCACGCAGCATCCGTTGCTTGACGTGTTGATTAATCAGATTTGGGATTGCAAGAAGCCTGCGAACAACGCTTCGAAGTACGGGCGCAACGGCCTTCAACTTATGAATGACAGATGGATGTACAAGCTGTCGCCAATCGGAACTGAAACCGGGCGATACGCTTGCAAGGCATCCGACTTCTGGGTGGGCACGCAAATCCAAAACGTTCCCTACGAAATGCGCCCGATGGTCGAGCCAGACCCGGGCTACATTCTTTTCGATTTCGACTATTCCAAAGCAGACTTCTGGCACACGGCATTTGCATCCGGCGAGCCAGACATGATTAAGGTAGCCTCCGATGCCGAACTCGACGTCCACTGCTACCATGCCAGCAAATTCTTCTCGAAGCCATATGACGAAATATATTCGGGCTATCGAAAGAAGGAACCGTGGGTTGTCGACTCCCTCCACGGAGTCCGCCAAAATGCTAAACGAATTGTTTATGGCGCTAACTATCTCATGGGTGGTTATACACTATTCATCACTATGGGTAAACAAGCAGTTGACGCAACAGCTATCGCGATGGGGCGAAACATTGCCAACTGGAGTATTAAAGACTACTCACTATTTTGCCAATCGTTGCTGGACTTTTACTTTGAACAGATGTATCCCCGTCTCCTCTCTTGGTTAGAGGAAACCGTTTCAGCCGTATCCCGCCGAGGGAATCTGGCCGTTTGCTGCGGGGGACGCACTCGAAGTTTCTTTGCCGATCTTATCACGGACAAAGGTTCCCAGCGAGAACTCGCTGCATTTTACGGCCAGGGTGGTACTGCCTGCACCATCAATACCGTACTCGACAACGTTTACTACGAACGAAAAGACAGCCAAGATTTGATGTTGCTGTTCCAGGTCCACGACTCCGTGGTTGGGCAGGTTCGCGAGGACAAATTGCATCTTCTCAAAGACTTGCGCAAATCGATGATGATTGAGAATAAGATTAACGAACACAAGTTTACCATTCCGGCAGAAGGCGCAGTTGGTTATGGATGGGGATATCGCATGACCGACTGGCATGAAAACATTACTCTTGAAGAAATCAAAAAGGCGGATGAAAAATGGAGAAGCAAGAATACACACCTGTTGTCATCCTCATCGCAGGATACGCACGAGCTGGAAAAGATACGGTTGCTGGTTATCTAGAGGATATGATTGACAAGAAGTATCCGCCATACACCGGTTGCCTTGAGAAATTCGCCGCGCCGTTGTACGACATGCTCCACGCCATGTTTGTAGAAACCGACCACGCGTTTTCAGACGGATTGGAGAATCACAAAAATGACATCCTCCCATACTCGCCAAATGGAATTACGATTCGCAAAGCCCTCCAAACGCTTGGCACCGAGTGGGGCCGTGATATCGTTGGTGAGGGGATTTGGGCTAATCTGCTGTGTGCTCGAATTAACGCCACACATGAAAACTACCGGAACGCCGGCTCAAAATTCAATCCGGTTTTCATCGTTAGTGACGCTCGTTTTGTCAGCGAAGCCAAAGTTGTCTATGAAGCGTTCTCCAAAGTATACACCATTTATATACAAAGAGAGGCCTCAACTCCGCAAACCCATCACCGCAGCGAACAAGAACTCGGCGAGCTTGAAGCCGGTGCAAGCTTCGTTGTTCCAAACAACGGAAGTTTAGAGGCGCTGGCAACCGAACTCGAATGGGTTTTGAAAAAAATCTTTGCATAGGAGCAGGCCATGAGCTTGGATTTCGACAAGCTCTCAAACCCGTTCCTACGTTTGCATTTACGATATGTTGAGAAAACCGAGCCACCACGAATCTTCCACGTGTGGTCCGCAATCACAGCAATATCAGCTGCAATGCAGCGGCATGTATATCTAGATCTGGGGTTTGGGCGGCTGTATGGGAACTTGTACGTGTTGCTTGTGGGGCCACCCGGCACCCGTAAGTCAACTGCCATCAAGTTTGCAACTAAAATTTTGCGGAACTCCACCAGTGTGCGATGGGCGCCGGATGACACAGGTGGACAGCGGCAGGGTTTGATTGCAGCCTTGACAGAAGATGATGACACGGTGGAAGGCATGGACGTGGCAGATGCGTTGGATATCGAGAAGCTGATGAACGCGCAGGTCACGCTTAAAAATGTTGACCAGCATGTCATGTTTGTGGAGGCCGGCGAGTTTGGAAGTTTCATCGGCCAGAACAGTTTGGACCTGACTCGCTTTCTCATCAAGATGTGGGACGGCGAGGATTACGTTTACCGTTTGAAAACCTCGCGGCATGTGTTGAAGGATAACCTGATGACGCTTCTCGGGGGTACCACGCCAACCGATATTGCCAGCCTTCTGCCAGCCGAGGCGATTGGACAGGGTTTCATGTCGCGATTTGTTTTGGTCTACGCGCCAGCGAAAGAAAAGCAGGTGCCGCCATCCGAAGCAATGGTTGACGTCGACGTGGAATCCCCGCTCGGTAGCATATATGCCAACGTGTTTTACAACATGAATGGCGGCATGACCCTGGCGGCGGATGCCCAGCGACTCCTTGACCAGCTCTATTTGCACGAGGTGAAAATCCACGACACGCGGTTTATCTATTACGCGGAAAGGAGGCAGACCCATCTTCTAAAGACGTGTATGTGTTTGGCAGTTGCACGCGGCTCGATGAAAGTTGAGATGGTTGACGTGGAAGAAAGTCAGCGGATTCTGCACGCGACCGAGCAGCGAATGCCGGAAGCGTTGGGAGAGTACGGGCTTTCCCCGGTGGCAGTTGCCCGGCAGAAGATGCTGGAATATCTGCGCCACGCAAATGAGCCGATAAGTGAGCGCGTGTTGTGGGTGGTGATGCAGCGGGACATGAAGCTGATTGATTTTAAAAACAGTCTGTCGGCTTTGATTTCTGCGGATAAAGTTTCGCCTCTCGACACGCCCAGCGGCCGCATGTACCTGTACAATGACGGCGTGAAAAGGCTGTTGGCATCCATGGATGAAAACGTGCTGGACGCGTTAATCGGGGATGAAGAATCGAGGACATTGCAATGAGCACAGAGGTTGAGGACAGTGAGGAATATGTGTTTGATTTTGGTCAGCATATTGGAAAGAAGATTTCAGATGTGCCGTCCGCCTATCTCCAATGGATTGTGTTGAAGTTGGAAGATGTGAAAGGTTCGACGAAGTCGGTAAAGGAATGCGTGGACGCGGCAACAGAAGAACTTTACGAACGAGGTGAAGATTATGATTGAACTCTGGCAGATGGCCATCCCGCCAATTTGGTGTGCGGTGGCAGACCGTGTGCGCGGTGGGTTTCCGGATGACAGCTTTTGGCCTGCCGATGATTGGCAGTACATTGAGTTTGACATGAAATACACTCCACCGGAATGGAAAGATGACATGCGAACTGTCATCAAATTCACCTACGGCATGGCCCTCGTCTTGCCGTTCACCACGGTCTGGTGGCAGGTGCTTGTGGCTGGTATCACGTGGAAGTTTGGTGAACAGATTGCAGGTGACTTTGGCGGCACGTTCAGATACATAGCGGGGAAAACGGGATGGTTCAAGAATTTACTCCGTGTGGGCCTGATGTGGCCTATTGCGACTGTTGTGGCTCTATTCTACGTGTGTCAACCGATCGTGATGCTGTTTGGCGTTTCTTCCTTGGCTTGCGTGTTCAGTGCTTTATGTGCAAAACAAATCTGGTACACGCCGAACGTACCAACCTGGATGTTGCAACTGCAAACCCCCGGCGCTTGGCAGGAAGCACTGCGAGGATTTATTAATGGCACGCTGGCAGTGATTGTCGGCGCGAATCTTTAACGGAGAAACAAAATGTCAGACTCTGGATTACCAATCATCTTCTTCTACCACGCCAACTGCATGGATGGTTTCACTGCCGCGTATGTTGCGTGGAGGCGGTACAAAGATACCGTGTATTACCATGCGCTTGATTACAAAGATGTAATCCCGCTTGACCTTATCACGAACCGCCAGGTGTACATGCTTGATATGTGCTTGGATGAAAAACGGATGCGCCACATTGCCGAGGTTTCCAAGCATCCGGTTTTCGTACTCGATCATCACATCGGAATGCAGGAAACGTTTTTGAAACTGCAGGAAGAACATGTTGTGTACGGTTCTTTTGATTTGCAGTTTTCAGGTGCCGGCCTCGCGTGGAATTGGTTCAATGCCCCGGATGCTGCACCGTGGCTGATTCAGGCTGTCGAAGATCGCGACCTGTGGAAGTTCCACCTTGCCGATACGAAAAGTGTATTGGCGTATGTGGCCGCCCACGATTTCGATTTCGAAACCTGGCGCAGCTTTGCCGTCCTTCTTGAGTACCCCGCGAACCGACGTGATTTTGCATCGCGTGGCAACGCCATCTTGCAGTATCAGAACAAACTGATTCGCAGCGCGGTGAAGAACAAGGTAATCCACAAGCGGATTGGCGAACACAGCGTGCCCTGCCTGAACCTTGACTACTCGATGGCATCCGAAGCTGGACACATCATGGCAGAGCATGCGCCGTTTGCTGCCATTTACAATGACGAGCCGAAGGGCCGACGGTATAGCTTGCGGTCAAACAAGAAAGGTGGCGTGGACGTGTGTGCGATTGCCAAGCAATACGGTGGCGGTGGGCACGCGAATGCGGCTGGCTTTTTTATCCCGTGGTCACGGATTGCGGAAGTTGAAGCAGGGTTTGCATTCAACGTGCTGTCAGGATTTGGTGAGAAATAAGAAACAGAAACAATCCCGCTCCCTAGAATTCCGACGGCTTCTAGGGAGCGGTGAACCAATACTTAGTTCAAAAGGGAGGGAACCACCGTGAAAGAAATCGACAAAACCTTTTGGCGTCAGCTGCTTAACGAAGAAGCTTTCTTCAATCCCTTGAAAGATATATCAACCTTCCAATCCGTCCTTCGTCGATGCTTCCGCGAAGCGCGTCCACAATTTCTAGATCCAATTTGTTGGTGGATGCTCGCAGAACCTGTGACTGAAAAAATCTCCGAAAACTTTCAGCATTTCCGCCAGCTCGCACATAGTGCTCCAAGCTCTGCTCAACATCTTCATTGCTTAGTTGGCCGTTGCGAATTCGAGACTTCAAATTCTCTGCGAGTCGATCTTTCAATTCTGCTTGTACACGATCTGTCGCTCGATTTCGGACATTTTCTTGTCGTAGTTCATCCGACATTAAAGGCTTGAAGCCAGCGACCCGAGATGCCACGCCGATGAATGTGCGGGTGTCATCCTCAATCAGCCCGCCGGAATAGTCGACTGTGTGGCCCAGTGCCAGGTCGATTGCATTTGACAAACCCTTGTTCAGATTTGCTGTTGCCAGCACCTCAGCCACACGTGATGGTGAGATGCCTTCCTGCTCGATGGCACTGTCGTACAGCTGGCCCACCGTCGACCCAACCCTCGTTAGCATCCGCAAACCAGCTACGCTTTGTGCCCCGAATCCACTTTCAAATGGCACCCCGACCGAGGCGCGCGGCCCAATCGAAATGCCATCTTCTGCGCCAAGCATTTTTGGCAGCGTCGCAATCGAGCCATTCAAAAACACATCTGCGGCG